TCGTTTTCTTCCTGCTCCTGAAGGAGAAGAACTTCCTTGGGCAAAGCTCTATACTCACGCTTTTCAGGGTCCAACCGGAGCTTGGTATATTGAAAATGATCTGACAACAAACGGTCAAAAAGATCCAGTAACAGATTATAATCGTGCTCTTGTGATGAAGCACTCTGCGGATGGTAAATTTGAGAGTTGTCCGAAAAATATTCAAGATATTGTTCGCAAACAAAAGCGTAAACTATCTTATTATAGCAACATTTATGTTGTAAAAGATCCAACCAATCCTCACAACGAAGGAAAGGTTATGTTGTTTAAGTATGGTAAAAAAATCTTTGATAAAATTCTGAATGCAATGCAACCAGAATTTGAAGATGAAACTCCAATTAATCCATTTGATTTCTGGCAAGGTGCAAATTTCAAACTGAAAATTGTAAAGAAAGACGGATATTGGAACTACGACAAATCTGAATTTGATCGTGTTTCTCCTCTTCTAGATGATGATGATGCTCTGGAATCAATTTGGAAAAAGGAGTATTCTCTGACTGCACTGACTGCACCCGATCAATTCAAGAGTTATGAAGATCTTGAGAATCGTATGAATTCTGTTCTTGAATTGAATTCATCCCCATCACAGTCTCGTGCTGTAATGGAAAAGGAAGATGATTTTGATGAGTATGAATCTTCTTCAGGTCGTAATGAAAAAGTAATGCAGGAATTGGAAGAATCCTTTAATCGTTCTAAGTCACCATCGCTTCCTAAAATTAATCAGGAATCTGATGAGGATGAAGATGATGCAATGTCATATTTCTCAAAGTTGGTTGATATGTAATCAACCATAAAGGCGAATATTATCACCTCTCTTTAAGGTAGCGTTCACATACTGAACGCTACCTTTTTTGTATTCCATTAGTTCTTCAAGGTCATTGAATACAATATTTAAATAACTTGGTTTCAGAACATAGATATTTCTTTTTTCTTCTTCCATTAAAACTTCATAATCATAATTAGTAATTGAGTTTAAAACATTATCTTTTGAAACTATGATTTCAGTTTCCAGATTATTATCATAATATTGATAATAATAATTATTTGATACTGAAATTGGATTTTGAATAATAAATTCTATATTCTCATTTCCAGTTAATGGAAAGATTTCGGTTTCTAGATCATTATTATTTACAAATTTAATTTTTACTTGATTTGATGAATTTGCAAATACTTCATTCACAGTAAATGTACCATTTACTGAAGCCTCCTCAAATCCACTGATGATGATTTTTGTTCCCGATGAAATGATAGGAAGATTTTCATCTTGACTTAAAGTAAATAAGAATGTTTTATCAGATGGAGAATAGATAACATTTGCAATTTCATTTGTTTTATAACTTGCAATAAATCCATTTCCAGTCTTCCAGGTACTTGAAGCACGGACACCAGAAGGTAAAATTATATTTCCTAAACTATCTCGAATTTCTTTAGTTTCATAATGATGAATTCCAGAATATAGATTTTCATATGAACCATACTTTTCAAGCATTACTTTATCAAATACTGATTGTGGTAGAGGCCACTCACTTTGAATATTAAGAATATTATTTGAAAGAAGAATTACCCAATCCAAAGATTCATCATTGTAAATTTTATATGCTACATTATCTGGTCTCTCATCACCAATGATTTTATATTTTGTGAAGAACGATAAATCTCCAAAGATATCTTCACGAAGTTTTCCGCGACGAAATAGATTCTTAACTGTTGCATATTCAGAGATTTGTCTTTGATTTGAATCTCTGCTTACATAATCAAAGTCTGGAACTTGTCTGAAGTATGGGTATGACATTTTAGTAACCTATATGGTCAACTGGGATTGGTCCATTCTTATCAAAATAGTCTTTAGATGTCACTGGTTCTAATTCTGAAAACTGTAAAGTAAGATTATATGAAGTCATTGTTCTATTATCATCATTAAAAGTCATATAAGAACCATCTGGGGTATAATCAACATTGCAAACTTGTAAGGCGCAAGTTTTAATTCTATTAATTGAAGGATGCATTTCCTTTCCGGGTGTGTGATATGAAATGTTAAAGACTCTTGGTGTTGCTAAAAATAAACCTCCATTAGATACCTGAGGAGCCATTGCTTCTTTGAATGCTCTAATTATACTTCTAACTTGGGTTGCTTCTCCTTCACTTCTTGGAGATAATCTAAAAGTAAAGTTAAAAGGTCTTAATGTAGGTCCTTGGAATAATAATTCAAGATTAGGATTTACAATAGCTCCACCAAATCTTGAAAGTAACCCTTCTACATTGAGTGCTCTTTCCTTCAATTTTAAAATAATAGCTTTTTTTACATCTTCATTTTTAGATACAGTATCCCCCAGTTGACTGAGTATGTCAGTAGCTTGGTCTACAGATCCTGTCATACCAGCAGATGATAAACTAAGTAATCCTATATCAACAGGGCTTAATTCTTTACCACCCCAATCTACAACATTGCTATCTGAAATTGATGGTTGAATTGGTAATATTATAGAACCAAGAAAATTTGTATAGGTTTTTTGTTTAAGATTTGCTGCATTTTTTTTATCAAGTTTTGACGCTTCATATTTAATTATAGTAAATTTAATATAATCTTGTTTGTTTTCAGTTAACGATGTTGGATAAATCAGATGATCATATGATGGTCTACCATTTCCTAGTATTTGTTTTACATTTAAATCTTCTTCTGTTATTGTTACTTTTTGATCTGATCCTGGTGTTGGAGTTGGATTTTGTGTTCCTGACCTATTAGCAAAATCAGTATATGGTTTAAATGAATTTGAACTTTGAAATAATTTTTTTTTATCTTCTGGTAACTTATTAATTACTGCAACTGTATTTTTAGTAAAAGTATCTTCATTTTGAGTCAGAATAGAACCATATGTTTCTGTTGAACTAAACCCACCATTTGAAGGTAGTAATCCTTGTCCAGTTGGATCCTGTGGAGGAATCCATTTTTTATTAGTAACATCCCAAGAGTATATTATGTTATTATTTTTATCTACAATTATTGGAGGTTCTGCTGGATTATTTGGATTAATTCCTGTTTTTACTGTTGCAGTTCCTGTAGAAGTTTTAATTAGATATTTCGTATATTGTATTGCCATCAAACACCCTCCTCATTTACAAGAGGATTAATCATCTCAATTTTTTGTAGAGTATGAGACATTTATAATAGTTTTTATTTATTTAGTCAGGAATCTTGCATAAGGAATTTGTCTAAGATGTGAAATCTCCTCATTGTTTACAATATGAAGTGGTCCAGCAACTTCCATCCAAGTATAATTTCTCATCTCATTCCAATGAAAATTAAATCCTTTAAATCCCCAACGTTGAACATCAGTACAGGCAATTAAAGGATGAACATCAAATCTTAAGTTTGGTGTTTTTGCAATGTAAATAAATGTATAATATCTTCCCACCTTTGGTATAAATTCAGTTTCTCTGAATACACTAAGAATCTCCATCATAATAGAATCAGCATCTGTAAGTCCTCTGATTCTTTTTTTAAGTTGTATAATTCTTGGAGGTGCTCCTCCAATATATTTACCGAAACCTTTATCCATTAGTTAAATAAATTATCCTCAGTAATGACTTTGAATTCAATTTTTCTATCTTTGCACCATTCATCAGCTGCACTCCATTTTGCTTTATTCTCTTCGTAAGTTTTCATTTCATAAAGCCAGGATTTAGTTTTTCTTGATGGAGTCTTTGGTTTTACTGTTTGTTTTTTAGGCTTCACCTCAATCACAAAAGTTTTAATTTCTCCAGTTTCTTCTTTTAGTTTAATAATAAAATCTGGAAAATATTTACAAATTCTTTTTTTGATTGGATTGTAATAGTTAATGAAAATTTCTTCAGACCCCCAAGCAATTACGTTTGTATTTAAGTCACACCATCTACAAAACTTTCTTTCCCAACTACTCCTACAGATTATATTGTCTGGGTCTCCTTTGTATTTTTCTGGATAGGATGGTTTGTATCTGCTCTTGTTGCTTTCTCCCATATGAGTGATACATAATATATACACTAAAAATATTTATAAATGGCTGGGTCAAAGCAATCTCCACAGATTCTTAAAGTTTCTGACATAAGAGATAAAATATTAAGACCATCATTGACATCTACTTATGCTGCATATTTTAATGTTGCAGAAATACTGGCAAAGGAGAACTCAACAAATTTTTTTAATAATAGAAATGCAAAAATTGATGGAACAGATTTAATGTTGTATTGTTGTGAAGCATCTCTTCCAGGTTCTTCTCTTGCCACAATTGAAATTAATAATGATTATACTGGAGTAACGGAAAGACACGCATATCGTAGATTGTATGATGACCGTGCTGACTTTACTTTTTATGTCGATCACGATTTTAAAGTAGTTAGATTTTTTGAAACTTGGATTTCTTGGATTGTTGGTGAAGATCAGCTAAAGGATCAAGAAAAACCAACATATAATTATAGAATGAAATTTCCAAAGGACTATATGGTAGATATACATATACAAAAATTTGAAAGAGATTATACCATTTATAATGAATACACTTTCAT